ACTACCCCCCAGTGACTAAGGAAGAAGCCAAACAACACCTCTACGACAAACTCCTGCCCCAAGCCCTCGAATACGCCCATACGGCCCTCGAAGACATGGAAGGCGAAACTCTCTTCAACGCCTGCATGAAAATCCTCGACAAAGCGGGCCTCCAAGAACAACCTCGAAGCGAGCTTGAGCAAGGAGCAAAGATAGCAACGGCCAGTATAACCTCGGCTTTGAAGCATCTGGCTTCTACCTATAATGTCGAGCAGATCGAAGGAGAAGAGGATGCCTAAATGGGTTGATCGATGTGTAGCGGAATATAAAAAGAAAGGGTATAGCGAAGATGAAGCTTGGCGCAGATGCATGGGAGCGTATAACAAAAGGAAAAAGAAGAAAAAACGAAAATAGGGGCAATGCGATGAAAAAACAAGTACATGTTATTCCCTGGTACGGAGGAAAATGGAGAACAGCCGAGCTTCCAAAGGATTTAATCTTATATATAGTATGGTATGTATCGTGGGGTCTGTACTATAGATTGTTCAAAAATAAGTATGAATGGAGGTAAGATGCGAAAGTTTTTTAAGAGTATGAGAGGGTATGGGTGTAGGTTTTGGGATTACTTCCCGGACGGAGCGTATTGTGAGAAGCATCAGAAATACGTAAGAGACTTGAATTGTCGGGAGTGTAAAAACTATGAAGCAGCATGAGACGACCGGCCGAAGCTTGGGCTCACTTCTAAGGGATATTCCCAAGCGTTTTGTAGAGCTCCTTATTAAGCTCGCCGGGGCGAAAGGGCTAGCCTTCGTAGCAGCGACCCTTTTGCTGTGGTTTGGAAAACTCGATGGCTGGGAGTGGGTAGCGGTAGCAAGCATTTTTGTTGCTACAAAGGCTGCTGAGAAGCTTATAGGAAATATACAGGTTAGGGGACAAGGTTGAAGTTGTATAGGAATGAAGATTTGCCTCCGGGAGATCGTCAGTTTACCGATGAAGGGTTTGTTGATGAAGGGGTTTCCCGAAGAGAAACCAGACATTTGACGCCTGGGACGTTCGAGTTCAGGCTTGCTGAGCAGAGGAATGTTAAGCAGGTAGTGAGGTGTGGGGGATGCGGATGGGATGTTAAGCCTAAGAGGTTGGATGGTAAGGTGTGGTGCCCGCTTTGTTATGGAGAGGTGGATATTTGAGGAGCTTTGAGATAAGACCGCATCCGAAAGCCCCTATTTTCTCCGAGGACAATAATCCTCGGTTGATAATAGAGCAGCTTATAGGGGAGATGAGTAGTGATAATTTCCAAGCCACGGATAAGGTGTTGGACCTCATTCGGCAAGCGGGGTTTGTCAACTTGTGGTTTTATCTAAAGTTTATTGCAGGATATAGTGGTCCTTATGACAAGTTGAATAGAGAGTTGCATTTGGATATGGCCAACTATCGGCAGAGCGATGATTGCATGGGGATGGGAGCTAGGGGTGCCGGGTTTATTAGTAGGTTTCATTATAAGTCGACTATTTGGACGCATGGTCCGGCTGGATGGGAAGCGCTGAGGAACCCCAATATTAGGATTAGGGTTGTTAATGCCGTTATTGACCGGGCTCAGAAGTTTGTTAACACGACGATGCAGACGTTTAAGTCTAATGAGTTGTTTAAGGTGCTTTATCCTGAGTATGTGATTCCTGCGAGGCAGGCAGCGTTTTTGCTGCCGAAGTCGGTGAGGACGAAGGATTTCCCGGAACCAACTATTAAGGCGGGAGCTGCTGGAGGTGCGAGTGAGGGAGATCATCATGATTTGTTGTGCTTGGATGACTTGGTGGGTTTGGATGATTTGGATGTTGAGAGAGCCGGGAACGTTAATATGATGTACAAGAACCATTGGTGGGATACCAACGTGGAGATGTTGGTGTTGGATTGGTTGACATCGAGGGTTTTGTGTTTTACGACGCTGTATAGTATTGATGACCCGTATCATAAGTATATTTTGTCGTCTTTGAAGAAGCTCAAGGGATATCCTGATGAGGAGTATCGGAGTTTGGAGCGTGAAGAAGGTGAATGGACGGTCTATTATAGGTGTGCTCTAGAGGATGGGAAGAGTATTTTTCCCGAGGCTATGCCTAAAGAGAAGATTATGAGGTTGATTAAGGAGAAGCCATGGACCGCTATGACCAGCATCTTTAATAAGCCTAAGAAGAGCGGGATTGCTGAGTTGGCGGAGTTTGAGACGATGCAGGGTATGTTGGTGTGGGATTCGGATGCGGAGGATTGGGTTGTTCGAGTAAGGGATAAGGGTAATTTCGGTACGGGTGAGGAGTGGGATGTCTATGTTGGTGATATGGATGTTGTTGTAGGGTGGGACCCGGCGTTTACTGAGAAGGGAATTACTGCTAAGACGAGTAAGACAGGTATTGCTGTGTGGGGCATGGATTATGAGGAGTATGTGTATTTGTTGTGGGGAGCGAGGGGGTATTTCGGTATTGAAGCTGCTTTCGACAAGTTGTTTGAGGGGTTGGAGAAGTTTCAGGGATATGTGAGGGTGTTGGGGGTGGAGACGAATGCGGGGCAGAAAGGGATGCCTGCGTTGGTCAAGAAGGAAGGATTGTTGAGGGATGTTATGGTGAGTGTTAAGGAAGTTCCTGCGAGTGGGGATAAGACTGTAAGGATACGGCAGGGTATTGGGAGTTTTTTGATGCGTGGGAAGGTAGTTTTGTGCGGTGGTCCTGATGTTTTCTTTTTGGAGGAGCAGCAGGTTTTTCCGCAGGATCGGTTTAATATGGATTTTTTGGATGCGAGTAATCAGGCACTTGGTATGTTGAGTAAGCCGTTTGCTCCTCAGGAGAGGCTGGAGTATGAGGATATGGAGCAGGAAGTTGAATATAATCCGACGGTTAATAAGACTGTGGGGTATTAAGGAGGTTTGTGATGATAGAGTTGAGTGAAGAACAAGAGCGTGAGATAAAGGATTATGTATGTGAGGAGGTTCGTCTGGCTGAGGAGGAGCGGGATGAGAAGATGAAGATGTGGCAGAAGTGGCGGAGGCAGCGGGAGGCGAGGCCGGAACATGAGGTTAAGACGTATCCGTTTAGGAGTGGGTCGAGTAATGTTGCTGTTCCGTTGAGTGCCGTTAATGCTACGACGACGTTTGGGCATTTGATAAGTACGTTTAATACGAAGCGTCCTTTTTGGACTATTACGGCTTTGAGGGATGATGAGGTTGATCGGGAGTTGGCCGAGGTGGGAACGAAGTATATGCAGATATTGGCTAAGAGTAAGCATGACGTTAACTTGCCGAAGGTGCGAAGGGTAATTTTGTATGAGGATGGGACTATGGGGTTGTGTCCAGTGAAGGTGCCGTGGACGGAGAGGAAGTGGCACTTTAAGTATACGGATGAGAGCGGAGAGGATGTTGTTGTGGATGCAACGATGCACGATGGTCCTGAACTGATTCCTGTTCCGTTGGAGGATTTTTTGTATAGGGAGGCTTATCAGGATATCCAGACTGCTCCGTGGCTGGCCCATGTGGTGCATAAGCCGTGGCACATTATTAAGAATGAGGGTGAGCAGGGATTGTATGAGAATGTTGATGAGATAAAGGAACATGCGAGGATGTTCCCGCATGAGTATGAGGAGGCGGATGATAGGAGGAGGGGAGCCGAGCGTGAGATTTCTCCTATGTATGATGTGCACGAAGTGTGGATGTTCTATGATGTGGATGAGGACGGTCAGTTTGAGGATATTGTTGTTACGATGCACGTTAAGAGTAAGACTATTTTGGGGGTTAAGTATAATGAGTTGGGGTGGAGACCGTTTGAGCCGTTTATTCATTTGATTAGACCGTACTATATTGATGGGATTGGAACGTGCTGGATGAGTGAGCAGATGCAGGATGAGGTGGATATGTGGCACAATTTGAGAAATGATAGTGCTAAGATATCGACGGTTCCTATGTTTGCGGTGAGGAGGAATGCGGGAGTTAAGCCTAATGAGCAGGCGTATCCTGGGAAGTTGTGGTTTGTCGATGATCCGAAGAGCGATATTGTTCCTATGAGGAGTGTGGATAGTTACCCGAGTTCGTTGGAAGCGGAGAATATGGCTGTTATGTATTCACAGAAGGCAACGGCTATGCCTGATGTTATGGGGGGATTTGCTAATGAGACTATTAAGACGAGGGATAGTGTGGGTTTGGCGAAGACGAGGTTAGGGCAGAGTAGAGGAGTTTTTGGAAGTATTACTGAGGGAGTTGCGGAGAGTTTTTCTCAGGTGGGGTTTTTGGTCTTTTTACAGTTGGCGAAGAATCGGGAGAGGGTTATTGAGAATGAGGTTAAGGCTAAGAGGTTGACTGAGGATGAGATAAGGAAGTTGGATAGGTTGTTGAGTATTAAGTTTGAGGATATCCCTGTGAGGATGGGGTTTTCGGTGAAGACTACGGACATTGAAAAGACGTTCGAGACGAAGAGGCAGAACTATTTGACGTTGAGTCAGTTGTATACGCAGTATTTGGAGAAGATATCTCCTGTGGCTATGCAGTTGTTCTCGCCGGAAAGTCAGCAGATGAGGCAGCAGGCACCTGAGATGTATGATTATTTGGTTCAGGTGTTTAAGGGGTCGAGTAGGTTTATGGAGAAAATAATGGAGTTTTTCGGCGAGGAAGATACTGAGGAGTATTTGCCGGATTATGAAAGGTTGCAGATGTTGCAGGATTTTAAGGATTCTTTGCAAGGAGAAGTAAGGAGGTTAGGAAATGTTAATACCGGAAGGATGGGACAGAATGCCGGAGGAGCAGCAGGAGGCGGTGGACAAGGCCCTACGGGAGCAGAAGGAATGGCTGGAGGCTTTGCAGAACAACCCGGGGTTCCAGGTGGTGCTGGAGATATGGAACAATTTACAGGCCCAGTACGGTAGGAAGCTAGAGGTTGAGGACGATATGAGGCAGTTGTATAGAGCTCAAGGGGCTTTGGAGGCTTTGAGATATTTGCACAATCAAAGATTGGATTTGACTAGGTATGGAGAGGAGGATATGTATGAGTAGTAGAGGTTTGTTTAGTAGGATGGATTTGCAGTGGTTCGGTGATCTTGTTTTTGAAGAAGAGGATGATGAGCCTGAAATTGTTA